CAGCCGGTTACGATGGCGAGCCTGTTTGACGGTATCGGCGGGTTCCCGCTGCTGTGGGAGCGGCTGAACGGACCGGGGAGCTGCCTGTGGGCGAGCGAGATCGAGGAGTTTCCGATGGCAGTGACGAAAGTGAGATTTGGGACGTAAGATATGGAACACATACTTAGCCTGTCCTATGGCAAGGACAGTTTGGCGTGCCTGGGGGCGATTGAGCTGCTGGGCTGGCCGCTGGATCGCATCGTCCATGCGGAGGTATGGGCAACGGACACGATCCCCGCTGACCTGCCGCCGATGGTGGAGTTTAAACGCCGGGCGGACGCGATCATCAAGCGCCGGTGGGGTATCACTGTGGAGCATGTGAGGGCAAAGCATACTTTTGAGAGCGGGTTTTATCATGTTACCGCATCCGGGAAAAGAAAAGGTATGGTATATGGCTGGCCGTATTTAATGGGTAATTGGTGTAATTCGAGACTTAAAGTGTCCGCGCTCGAAAAGACGAAGCAGAGAGAATGTGTTTCATACCTTGGCATTGCCGCGGATGAACTGAACCGATTTCACAATCTATCCGACACCAAGAAAAGTCCACTTGTCGAAGCAGGGTGGACGGAAGCCATGTGCCGGGAATGGTGCGAGGGAAATAACCTGTTGTCTCCGATCTACCACACGGCGGCCCGGGGCGGGTGCTGGTTTTGCCACAACCAGAGCGTTGACCAACTGCGGCTGCTGCGCCGGAACTACCCGGAGTATTGGGCGCTGATGCTCAAGTGGGACAAGGACAGTCCGGTGACGTTCCACTCAGACGGACGCACGGTGCATGACTATGAGCGCCGATTTGCGGCGGAGGATACAAAGCTGATTATGCCGGATGAGTATTTCTGCTGGGCAAAATTAGACGATCCGCTGCTCAATTACAGACTTTTTTAGGGAGGTAGCGATGGAACGATTGACACAGTGGATTGGAGAGGGCGAGGACCGCAAGGCCATAGCACGGCAGGACCGCAGGGATATTGGCGACAAGGACTGTGTGAACCGCCTTGCCGCCTATGAGGATACAGGCCTGACGCCGGAGGAAATCAAAGATTTTGTACAGCGTTGGGAACAGGCTGTAGAGCTTGCAGGGTTATGTAAGCAGGCCGGTGTAGATCACTTACAGGAACTTGTTAAGGCCGAGAAAGACGGGCGGCTGGTGGTGCTGCCGTGTAAGGTGGGGGATACGGTGTATAAGATCTGCCCCATCTCTCCGTTTTTGGAGCTTCCCAAAATGGATTTGGAGTGACATGCTATTCATATTGTAGCGAGCAGGCGGCTATTGACGCCTGGAACACCCGTGTGCCCAATTTGGACACCGAAGGGGGGACAACATGACAGACCAGCCTTGGTACTGTGTACGGCAGCGGGCCGGACCGTTGGTTAAGGAGTGCCGCGCGATCCGACCGCGGCTGTCCAAGTATGATACGCCGTATGAGCGTCGTGAGAAAAACATGATCTTATACCCAAACCGTGACAGCTCCGTGTGCCGGTCCAATGTTGACCGTCTGGAACTCCGGCTGGCGCTGTTTGGCAATGAGGGGCGGGTATATACGCTGACGTTTGCGGATGAGCCCGCACGGTTTGCTGACTGCCGGAAACTCTGGCGGGCGTACCTCCGCAAGTTGCAGCGTAAGCGTGGACAGGGCTTTGACTATATCTATCTCATTGAGGGCCAGCACGGTGATCACCGCTACCATATCCACTTTGCGGCGCGGGACTCAGACTTCGACAAGGCGGACATCCGCCGATTATGGACTTACGGTACTGTGGACGATGAGCCGCTGATCCTGCATGATATGGATACATACCGCCGCACGGCCAAGTATTGGTGCAAAGAGGCAAACGACGGTGTGCGTCTTCCGGTGGGGGTGCACACTTGGGTACCGTCCATGTCCATCACAGCGCAGCTGCCGGAGCCGGAGATATTCCGCAGCGACACCGGCGCGATCAACATTCCGCCGGGCGTCCGGGTCAGCGGAAAATCTCAAACGGAAAACAGCTTTGGTGCCTACAATTACGCATGGTATATTGAGGCAGAAAAATAGACCTATATTAAATCTGAAATCAATCTTGAAACATAGTTGAATAAGTCGGACAAATTAAAGAAAGTTGGTGATTTGCATTGCAATCGACCGCAAAATCTGATAAACTGGTCACAAAGGACGGATGGCTGGTTTGTCCAAACTGCCGCAGAAACAAGCGACTGCTTCAAGTGCGACCAGACACCAGCGCCGAAAATCTCGTTGTCTACTGCCGGATGTGCAAGACCGAGGTCAAACTGGATATCGACAAGGGCGAGTGCTTTAAGAGCCACGGCCAATGACTACGCGAAATGCGAGTTGTTGGCCGTGGCTCTTTGCTTTTTGCCTGCGCTCAATGGAGGTGATAGCCCATGGCGCAAAAGCCATTACGCCCATGCAAGCATCCAGGTTGCCCGGAGGTGACCCGGGAGGGCTGGTGTCCGATCCACAAGCCGCGGCATCGGCGCCGGGAGAGCGCGGCGTACCATGGCTGGTACAGACTGCCGGTGTGGAAGGACGAACTACGGCCCGCCCAGCTTTTGCGGGAACCGTTCTGCCGGGAATGTGCGCGGCAGGGCATCCGCACTCGGGCCACGGTGGTGGACCACGTCAAGCCCCATCGGGGAGACTGGTTGCTGTTTGTCGATCCCGGTAATCACCAGAGCCTGTGTAAGCGCTGCCATGATCGTAAAACGGCGCTGGAACAAGCCGAAAAACGACGGAAAAACGGGTGAGCGTACTGCGGCGAATCTACGTCCGCACACCGGCGCATGTGCGCTGGTATGGCCATGTGTGCGGCTGCGTGCGCAGGGCATCCCGCAGGGATGCAGATCCCACCCCCCGGGGTCAAAAAGTTTTGCGAGAGGTGACTGGATACCCCGTAGCCTCTCGGATGTGAGAAAATTTCCCCAAACGGGAAAATGAGGTGAGCGCATGTCAAGGTCTCCCAAGACACTGGCTGCCATGAATAAGAATCTGACCGATGTTGAGCGTGCCGCCCGGACACAGGCAGAGAGCGAAATCTTGCCGGAGCGGGAGGAAGTCCGCTTGGTCCCGCCGGCGCTCATGACAGGCGACGCGAAGGCCGGAAAATATTGGAAGAATATTATCTCTCGCATGGACGGCTATGCCATCCTGGACGATTTGGACAGCGATACACTGGGCATCTACTGCTCCATGTTGTCTCGGTATGAGACATTATCCAAGGATATGCAATCCACCCGGCGGAAACTCGCAAAAGTCACTGATGACGCTGATGTACTGGAAATCCTGCTGGGGAAGCTGGACAGCATCAACAGCAAGCTCCAGCGGATGGAAAGCAATATCCTGCAATATGCTGACAAACTGGGTTTGACCCCATCCGGTCGTGTGCGCCTGGCGCAGAAACGTGCCGAGAAGCTGGCGGCACAGATTGACCCTGATGGTGATTTATTCGGGGATTAGAGAGGAGTGAATATGCAGACAACTACAAAATTAGAGCTGAGACCCATATCGGAACTGATACCCTATGCGAGAAACGCAAGGGTTCATAGCGACGATCAGATCAGGCAGCTGCGTGCCAGCTTGCGAGAGTTTGGCTTTGTGGCGCCGGTCCTGATCGATATGCATAACAACATCATTTCTGGCCACGGACGCATTCTGGCCGCCGAAGCAGAGGGCGTGGAGCAAGCGCCATGCGTATTGGTGGAACATTTGACGGATACCCAGCGCCGCGCGTATATCCTTGCGGACAACCGTTTGGCAGAACAGGCAAGCTGGGACGAAGAGTTAGTCAGGATCGAATTACAAGAACTCCAGGACGCCGGCATTGACATTACCATTACTGGGTTTACCGCTGATGATGTCAAATTGGAGGATGCGGTTGACCCTGTGGATGATGCCTATGAACCTAAATTGCCGGTAGATCCTCGAAGTGAGAGCGGGCAGATCTATCAATTAGGCAGACATCGGTTGATGTGTGGTGATGCAACAGTCCCCGCAGATCTATCTGCATTGATGGACGGACAGCAGGCCCACCTACTGTTAACTGACCCACCGTACAACGTGGATTACACCGGGACGAATGGCAAGAAGCTGGAAAATGATGCTTTGTCAGATGAGGACTATTTTGATTTTTTGCGCCGGGCGTTCGAGGGCGGTTTTCAGCATTTGGAGCCGGGAGCGTCTTATTACATCTGGCACGCAGATGGTGATCCCGGCAGAATCGTGCGAAATGCATTGCATGACGTTGGAATTTATGTGCGTCAGTGCCTGATTTGGGTCAAGCAGCGGGGAATTTTGAGCCGCCAGGACTACCACTGGCAGCATGAGCCCTGTTTACATGGACAGACTGGAGCATTAGTCTGCGGCGATACATGGGATGCACACGAATCTTGCCTGTATGGGTGGAAGGATGGGAAAGCCCACCTGTGGTGTAGCGATCGTAAGCAGACCACAGTATTGGAATTTGATGCTCCCGCTAAGAGTGCAGATCATCCCACGATGAAGCCGGTCCCACTATTTGCGTATCAAATCGTCAATTCCACCAGGCCTGACGCGGCGGTGTTGGATATTTTCGCGGGGAGCGGGACAACGGCAATTGCTTGCGAACAGGTAGGCCGCGTCGCCTATCTGATGGAGGCAGACCCACGATACGTAGATGTCATTATCGACCGTTGGGAGCAATTCACCGGGCAAAAGGCGGTGCTGCTGAATGCCACGTAAACGCCAGCCAACTGCGGTATTGCGTGCCAATGGCAGCCGGCATTATACCAAGGCGCAATTGGCCGAACGTGAGGCGATGGAACTCAAGGCACCAAAAACCGACGCACTGATGCCACCCGCTTATTTATCCGAGCAACTGTCGATGGAGTTTGCAAAATTGGCGCCAATATTGATCCAAATGGGTGTGCTGTCATCTGTGGATGGCGATGGTCTTGCGATGTATTTAATCGCCAAGCAGAGCTATTTGCGTGCAACGAAAAAATTCACAGATGCGCTCAATCGTGGTGACACAGATGGAGCAAGCAAGTGGTCTGCGATTCAAGACCGTTGTTTCCGGCAATGTCGTGCAGCCGGTATGGATTTGGGCCTTACGGTCTCGAGCCGGTGCAATTTGGTAATTCCAAATGGCGCTACCGCTGTGGACCTGTCAGGAGAGGAGGCGGACCTCTTTGGCGAAGGCTAAAACGGGCCGTCGGCCCTGCGGTTTGCACCACCCGGCTGCGGTGTACGCCAAGCAAGTGGTTTACGGTAAGCTACGGCCCATGTGCTGCAAGTATGAGATCCTGGCCTGTGAGCGGTTTTTGAAAGATTTGGAGCGACAGGGGACGGAGGATTTTCCCTATGTGTTTGACACCACCCGGGCGGACCGCATTATCCGCTGGTTCGGGCAGTGTATCCAGGTGCGGGGCGTGGAGCAGGCGCGGGCAATCGAATTGCAGCCGTGGCAGGTGTTTGACCTGTCCAATGTGTATGGATTTGTCCACAAGGACACCGGGGCGCGGCGCTTTTCCCGCACGTACAACAAGCGGGCGCGGGGCAATTTTAAAAGCACGGAAAAGTCCGGGCAGGCGCTTTATCACATGTGCGGCGACGCCATGTATCCGCCGTACCATCCGGAACTGGCGGTATTTGAGTTGGAACCGGAGGTGGAGTGCGCGGCGGTGGACCGGGGACAGGCCATGCGGGTGTTTGGGGACGCGAAGAAGATCGCGGCGGCCAGTCCGAATATTGCCAAGCGGCTGATTATTCCTAAGTCCAACCCGGTGGTACACCGTACCCGGGGCGGGTATATGCGGGCGCTGTCCAAGGACACGAAAAACAAGGATTCTGGCGCGCCATCATTTTTTGTCGTAGACGAATACCACGCGCACCCTACGTCCGATATCTACGACATCGGGCTGAACTCCTTCGGCAAGCGGCCCCAGGCGCTGCTGGACGTGATCACCACCGCCGGGGACGACGCGCAGAGCAAGCCCTGCTACATCGAGGAAACCTACGCAAAGCACGTTTTGGACGGCGATGTGCGGGATGAGACCTACTTTGTGATGATCCGGGAACTGGACCCGGGGGACGATCCCCATGACCGGGGCAACTGGCGCAAGGCCAATCCCTGCCTGCGGTATCCCAACGAATACAGCGGTTATCTGCTGGACCAGATCGAGACGGAGTATACCGCCGCTTATGGGTCCAACGATCCCACCAAGATACGCCAATTTCTCACCCGGCGCATGTGCCTGTGGCAGACCGGCAGCGTCAACCGCTATCTGGATGAGCGGTGCATGGCGCTGGCGAAGGCGGCGCAGGTATCCCGGGCGGAGTTCGCGGCGCTGACCGACGGGCTGGACTGCTGGTGCGGGTTTGACCTGGGCAAGCGCATTGACCTAAGCGGTGCAGGGGCGGTGTTTCTGCTGGCGGACGGACGGGTGGCGGTCAAGGCCCACGGATTTATGCCGGAAAACCGGGCGGCGGAGCATGAGCGCAGTGACCGGGTGCCATATGTAGCATGGGCCAAGGATGGCTATTGCACGCTGACCCCCGGCGACGTGACGGACAACAGTTATGTGGATAACTGGATCAGCGCTGGGGAGCGGGAACACCGCTGGAAGGTGCTGGAGGTGGACTACGACGGACACAACGCCACGGATTTGGCCATCAAGATGTGCCAGGAACGGAACAACGATGATTTTTGCGTGGAGATATCCCAAACCTGCGCCGGACAAAATCTGGCGGTCAAAGGCTTCCGGGAACTGCTGCTGGCCGGGCGCATCGTGCTGGAGGAAAATCCACTGGTGATCCGGTGCCTGGCGAACGCCGTGGAGATCCAGAACAACTACGGCGATATCAAGCTCAGTAAAAAGCACAAGGACGATACCGAGCGCATCGACCCGGTGGCGGCGGTGATGAACGCTTTGGGCCGTGCGCTGGTACGAAGAGATAATCCCACGCTGGCGGACAGCATTGCCGCCGGTACATGGGGCTTGTGATGTGCCCAAACTGGGCACAGGGAGGAGAAAACATGAACGGACAAAACAAACAGAGGGACCGCCCCGGCTTTTGGGGACGTTGGGGTGCAGATGTGCTTTTGGTGGTTGGCGCTGCTGTGGTCGCTGCCGGGATCGCCATGATCTACGTGCCGGCCGGTGTGATTGCCGGCGGTGTGGCTTGTATCGCCGGCGGGGTTCTGACGGCGCTGGATGGAGGTGATGCATCGTGAGCATTTCCGGTGCGATCCGCAAAAGCGGCGGTACGCAGGGCGCGGCGCTGAGCTTGAGCAGTACCAGAGGTTGGTCAGACGGTTGGCTCAACGCGGATAATGTGTCTCTGAGCACGGAAAAGGCCATGAAGGTGAGTACCGTATCCCGGTGTGTGGATCTGCGCTCCGACATCATTGCCATGCTGCCGGTATACATTATGGACGAAGCAAGTAAAAAACGCTTGCCGGGGCATCGGCTGCGCAATGTGTTGTGCGAGCGGGCAAACGAGGCAATGAGCCGGTTTGACTATGAAAAGCTGATGCAGGTCAATCTTGATCTCACCGGCAACGCATACGCCTGGATCGTGCGCGATCCGCACAATGCCGGGGTGGTGGAGTTGATCCCATTATTGACGAGCCATGTGACGCCGTATGTCGATCAGAGCGGCGCATTGTGGTACGTGTACACCAATCCCCGGACCGGGGAGATGACCAGGCTGTGGCCGGAGGATGTCCTCCATTACAAGTCATACAGCAAGGACGGGATCAACGGCATATCGGTGCTGTCCCGGGCAGCAATGGCGATCTCAACGGGCTATGATGCCCAGCGGTACCAGCGGGCGTTGTACCAAAACGGCGGCCGGCCCTCTGGTGTGCTGGAAGCGGGTACCGATCTCGGCGGCATGACGACGGTTAAAAAGGCCGATGGAACGACGGAGGAAATTTCCCAGCGGGAGTACATCCGCCGGGAATGGGACCGGGTGCAAAGCGGGCCGGGAAATGGATTCCGCACCGCGGTACTGGACCATGGCCTGAAATATACGCCGATCTCCATGAGCAACAGCGACGCCCAGTTTGTGGAGTCCGAGGAATACCGGGTGGCGGATATCGCCAGGTTTTTCGGCACGCCGCTGTATCTGCTGAACGCGGGCAAGCAGGCGTACAGCTCCAACGAACAAAACAGCCTGGATTTTGTCAAGTATACCCTGATGCCCTTGCTGATCGCCAGAGAGCAGGAAGACAGCTACAAGCTGTTGCTGCCGGGCGAACGGGAAAAGGGACTGCGGATCAAGCGGGAGGTCAAGGGCCTGCTGCGGGGCGATTCCGCGGCGCAGGCGGCATGGTACAGAACGATGCGGGAGTTGGGCGTTTATGCGCCCAATGAGATTCGAGCTTTGGAGGATCTGAAAGACGTACCCGGCGGCGATACCCGGTACGCCAGCTTGAATTACATCCCGCTAGAACTCTTCGCTGAACTGAGCGTCCTGCGGGCACAAAACAAACAAGGAGGCGAGAAGGATTAACACGATTTGTAAATCTGCCGTCATTGAGCGGGCGGCAGAATTGGATGACGCGGAATTGGCGCTCATCAACCAGCAAACGCTGCGGCCAATGGCCGCAGACGAGGTTTACACGTTCCGGCTGGCGGCTTGCGGAAACCTGATCGACCGGGATTTCGAGCGGTTTACGGAGAAGACATTAGAGCAGTTTGCGACCATGTTTGTGGGATGCACGGTGCTCAGAGACCACCAGTGGCTTGCCGGGGCGCAGACAGCCCGGGTCTACGCCGCAAGCGTAGAGGGTGACGGCGAGGTCAAGCATCTGGTGCTGCGGTGCTATATGCCCCGCACGGCGGAGACCGCGCCGGTCATCGCGGCGCTGGACAGCGGCATCATGCGGGAATGCAGCGTAGGCGTCGCAGTACGGCACGCGTATTGCTCTATTTGTGGTGCTGACCAGACGGAAACTGTGTGCAGCCATTACCCCGGCCGGGAGTACGACGGCCAGGTCTGCCACTTTGATCTGGACGACGCGGCGGACGCCTATGAGGTATCGCTCGTAGCTGTCCCGGCCCAGCCGGACGCTGGGGTAGTGAAATCCAAACGGTACGGCGGCGAAGAGCCGCAGGCGGAAGAAGACGATCAAGAATGCCGGCGCAGAAAGATTGCGCTGGAGAGACAAAGATACGGAGGGATGTAACATGAAAATCAACAAACAGAAGTTTTACGAAGTCGTAGCCCAGCGTTCCGCGGCGCTGGATGCGGCGGAACAGGCTCTGGTAGCCGGGAACGCCGAGGAATACACCACGAAGATGGCGGAAGTCGAGAGCTTTAACGGCCAGCTCCAGCAGATGAAGGCTTTTTTGGAGGAACGCGGGAAACAGCCCGCTGCGGCACCCGGTGCGCCGGGCGTGGAGCCGGAGGGCGAAAGCAACGGCTACGCAAACGCAGTAAAAGCGTTCGCGGCGGCAGCGCGTGCCGGATTTAAAGCGGCGACGGGGTCAATGAACGAGACCACCGGCGCGGACGGCGGCTACACGGTGCCGGAGGATATCTCGACCAAGATCATTCAGCTGCGCGATGCCAAGGAAAGTTTGCTGGGCGAAGTGACCGTGGAGCCCGTCAAAACGAAAAGCGGCAAGCGCACCTATCAGAAGCGCAGCCAGCACGAGGGCTTTGCTACGGTTGAAGAGGCGGCCAAAGTTGGGAAAGCCGCTACACCGCAGTTTGCGACGGAAGCCTATGAAATCGAAAAGCGCAGCGGCTATTTGCCCGTAACCAACGAGTTGCTGGAGGACAGCGACAACAATATCGCGTCGGTGGTGGAGACCTGGCTTGCCGATGAAGCCCGGGTAACTGCGAATAAGGAAATCCTCGCGGAAATTGCCAAGAATCCTGAGCAGGATTTGAAAGACCTGGACGGCATTTTGTCCGCGTGGATCCTGCTGGGGTCGGTGTTCCGCGCGACCAGCAAGCTGTACACCAATGACGACGGTTTGCTGTGGCTCAGCCTGCTCAAAGACAGCAACGGCCGGGCACTGCTGTCCCCGAATCCCACGCAGACCGCACAGATGCAGCTTTGCATCGGTGCGCACATTCTGCCGATCAAGACCTACGACAATAAAACCATGCCTACCAAGGACGGCAAGATCCCCATGATCATCGGCGACCTGAAGGAAGGCATCAAGTATTGGGACCGCAAGCAGTTTTCCGTGCGGGTGTTCGATTCCGCGGTGATCGGTGATTTCAACGCCGCAGAGCAGGATCTGACTTTGTGGAAAGGCTCTTTGCGGGACGACTGCACGCTCCGGGACGACGAGGCATTTATCAACGGCTACATCCAGCCTACGGCATCTGCCAGCACACCCGGCGAAAGCGGCACCACACAGACCACGCCTGCAGGCTGATGATAGGAGGGTGAACCATGGCAAAAAAGAAAATTGAAACCAGTGCCGATGACATGACTCCGGTCATGCTTCCCGTGGAAGTGGCGGTTTCCGCCGCGCAGGGCCTGAACCTCCGTGCGGCACCGAGTATGGACGCTGCTGTGCTGGCGGTTTTGCCCAAGGGCGCGGGCATGTTTGTCGATTCCAATCAACTGCCCGCTGACGGAACGATTCCCCCGTGGCTGGCGGTCACGACCGGCAAACTGTCCGGCTATGTTGACAGCAAGTACCTGGAAGAGGTGACGTGACCCATGGCAATGACGGCGGAGCAAAAAGCTGTGCTGATTACATACTGTCGGCTGACACCGGAAGAATTGGACGAAGCGGATTATGCTCTGCTGGAAATGCTCAATGACGCGGCTGTGGCGTATTTGGACCAAGCGGGAATCCCACAGCCGCCGGAGGGTACCCCCAGGGCGGGGCAGTATGATCTGCTGCGCTGCGCCTTGGTGCTGGATGCCTATGATCACCGGGATTTGACCGTGCCCGGGACCTTAGCTGACAATCCGTCATTTCGGCGGCGTTTGGTGCAAATGAAGCTGACAAATCCGGTGTCCAATTTGGGCACCGGCACGGAAGCGGAGGGGTAAATATGGCGGCGATCAGCAATGCCTGTGGAGATCTCCGAGAGCGGGTATCTGTACTCAAACTGGAGCAGACCGAGCGCGGGTACATATGGCAGGTTGACCACCGTGTATGGGCCAATGTGCAGCCGGACAGCGGGACAAACCTGTTTTCCAAGGCCGGGACGGGCGCACCGGGCGTGACGATGGTACTGCGCCTGCGGGAAATCCAGAAGGGCGCTATGCTGCTGTGGCGAGGGCAGTACGTCTATGTGATCGACGTCCAGCCCATGGGCCGCGGACACTTACAACTGCGCGGCGCGGTAGTGACGGTGTCCCAGTGCGCGGCGAACGTCCATAAAGACAGCACGGGCATCCAGTTTCCGGCGGTGCTGACGGAAAAGTACGTGCGGCATGAGCAGTTGGACCCCTATGCGGTGAACGTGCTGACCTATGTGCTGGTGACACCGCCGGAAATCAAACTGACCCGGGGCGGGCTGGTGACGGTGGACGGCGAGAACTACGAGGTGCTGCTGGCCCACGTGCTGGACACCTCGAAGGTCGAGTACGAGATCATGCGAAAGAAGGATTTGTGATGCGGCAATTAGAAATCCTGGCGGATCGGTTTGACGCATCCGTGGAGGCTTTGCCAGAAATCCGCCGGGAGGCGCTGGAACGGGCGGGCCGGGGCCTGCTGTCCACCGTGCGGGGACGCACCGGCGGAACAGGCAAGGTGCAGTCCTGGCAGGAACTGCACATGGGCAGCCGGGGCGGCTATGCGGCGGTGCGGCCCAAAGCCGGAACGTTTTACCGGGGCTACGCAGCGGGCTATGTGACCAACGCCATCGAGAACGGACACAGGACCAGAAGCGGCGGGCGGGCCGCCGGGAAGCACATGTACCTGCGGTCCCAGGCGGACGCGGTGCGCCTACAAAACGCTGCACGGGATGAGATCGTCCGCTGCCTGGCTGAACGACTGGAGGACTGACGATGCTGACACAAAAGCAGATTTTAGATGCGGTGGATGCGGAGCTCATCAAGCTGTTTCCGGGTATCACGGTGTACCGCAATCTGGTACCCACGGAATTCGTCCGCCCGTCGGCCATGACCCGGCTCACGGGGCAGACCATGGCGGTGCGGACCCTTTCCACGGTACAGCGCACGGCGACGGTGCTGGTGACGCTGTTTTGCCCGGTAGACGATCACCACAGCACGGACGCAGACACGCTGGGGGCGCAGGCGGACACGGTGATGGAGCATTTTTCCGCGCCGGGCCTGCCCGCGGCGGGCCGGGTGCTGGACATCGGGACGGTGGCCTGCAATCCCCAGGCGGACTTTGCGGAGGTCACCATCCCGCTGAGCTGGGACGACGACCGGGCGGTGGAACGTCCGGCGTATGAGATGATGGAAACCTTACATTTGGAAATGGAGTGAAGATTATGGCAATGACAAGCATCGGTGTGCCGAAGCTGGAATTCACGTTCCGCTCGGCGGCGGAAGAGACCGCCAGCCGCCTGAAAAACGGCGTGGTGGCACTGATCATCCGGGACACCATGAAAAACGGGGGCGTATTCTCCGTGGCCAGCGGGGACGATATCCCGACCCAGCTGTCGGCGGCGAACGCGGCGTATGTGAAGCGGGCGCTCATGGGCAGCCGAGGGGCGCGGCCGGGCCGGGTGTATGTATCGGTCATCGGCACGGCGGGAGACATCGTGACAGACGGCGCGGGGGCGCTGGCGGCGGTGGACTTTGACTATCTGGCGGGGCCGCCGGACATGACGGCGGAGGACGCGGCGAAGCTGCTGGCGTGGCTGGAGACGGCCCGGCGGGGCTACTGCATCGGCAAGCTGGTGGCGGCGGACTACCCGGCGGACAACATGGCGGTGGTGAATTTTTCCGCCACGGACATTTCCGACGGGACAAGCACCTATACCGCCGGGGCCTATTGCAGCCGCATCGCGGGCATTCTGGCAAGCACGGACCTGGCAGCGAGCGCCACGTTCGCGCCGCTTCCCGAGGTGGTGAGTGTGGGTGCGGTGGAAGATCCGGACGCGGCGGTGAACGCCGGGAAGCTGATCTTGCTCCACGACGGGCGCAAGGCGAAGCTGTGCCGGGCGGTGAACAGCCTGACCACGGTCCCCGCCGGGGGCAAGGAATCCCTGCGGAAAATCAAGGTGGTGGAGGCTGTGGACCTGATCCGCAGTTACGCGCTCCGCCTTGGGGAAGACAAATACATGGGCGTGCGGAACAACAGCTACGACAATAAGCTGGCGTTCGTGGCGGGCTTACAGGAGTATTTGCAGGAGCTGGAGGCCCTGGGCGTGATGGCGGCCGGGACCGGGAACGCGGGCATCGACTTTGAGGCGCAGCGGGCATGGCTGAAAGCCAGCGGCGCGGCGGTGGAGAAGATGAGCGACGAGGAAATTTTACAAGCGGACACGGGAAGCCATGTGTTCATCCTGCTGTCCGGGACGATCATGGACGCTATGGAGGATTTCTCCCTGGCGCTGACGATGGGAGGTAACGCATAATGATTTTGAGCGCGCAAAAGGTAGCGAGCGGCACCTACGCGGAGCTGTGGTGGGACGGCGACCTGATCGCGGAATGCCACGCGTTTGAATCGAAGTACAGCAAGACCAAGGAGGACGTAGCCATGTGCGGGCAGTTCATCTCCGACAGCAAGATGACCGGGGCCAAGGGGACCGGGTCGCTGTCGCTGTACAAGGTGTACCGCCGGTGGAAGGAGTACGCCGACGGGGTGCTGGCGGGCAGGGACGTCCGGCCCACGCTCATCGGCAAGGTGGCGGACCCGGACAGCCCGGACAGCGCCACCCGGGTGGCACTGTACAACGTGAGCTTTGACGAGGTGCCGCTGGTGTCCTTCGAGGCCGGGAAGATCATCGACGAGCAGGTGCCGTTCACGTTCACGGCCCACAAGTTCCTGGATTAAGGGGGCGGGCCATGGCGAGCATTCTGGAATTTCTGCTGACCCCGGAGGTGCCCAACGTGGCGAAGGACCTGCCGGAAAAGCAGTTCGAGGTCAAACGGCTGAGCAAGCTGACGGGGCAGAAGGCGGTATTCACCCTGCGGGCCCTGCCCTACGGCAAGGTGCAGGAGATCCGGCAGATGCCCGATGACAACCAGGAGGCGCAGATCCTGTTGCAGGGCTGCGCGGAGCCGAACCTGAGAGACGGGCAGTTACTGGCGAAGTACGGCGCGGCGACGCCGCTGGACGCGATCTACGCCCTGCTTCTTCCGGGGGAGATCGCGGACCTGTCCATGGAGGTGGAGCGGCTGAGCGGCTACCGCCGCCGGACAATCTCTGAGATAAAAAACGGCTGAGCGCGGGAGACGACCCGGAGCTGTCCTTAGCCTACTGGCTGTTCCACGCCCACAACATCACGCCGGGGCAGTGGATGGCCATGGGCGCGGGCGAACGGGACACGCTCCAGGCGTTTGCCGCGCATGAGCTGGAACAGCGGCGGAAATGAAAAAATCCCGGCTCCTTAAGGGAGCCGGGTGGGATGTATTTGCTACACGAAAAGCCATGGGATGAAGAACAGTACGGCTAAAGCCAATGAAACGATGCAGATTATAGTGAATCTATCCATACATGCTCCTCCCAAATTTTTATAACAAGGCCTATTTCAATTTTTCAACTATAGTATACAGTTATGCTTTCCATCTGTCAAGTGAGGTGATTTTATGCCGGAAACATCGATTGTTATCAAAGCCGAAGACCGCTATTCAGAGGCAATCAACAAAATGGCTGCTAATACAAAACGTTTTAACAAGGATGTTGAAACGCTGGAAGATGGGTTGTTGAAACTAAGCAAGAATAAAGCAACTTTAAGGATGGATTTATCACAGGCACAAAAAGAATTGAAAGCAGCAGAAAAACAATTTGCCAAGACAGGTGCAGAAGCTGATGGATTAGCATTGCAACTTAAACAGGCCAATTATGATAATATCAAGCGCAATCTGGATTCTGTTACGAAAGCGGCCCGAGATACAGAACACCAGATACGAAAAATGAACGAGGAAACACAGGAAATTCGTGCTGTTAGTGGAAGCGGAGGAATCGGGGCTGGAATTAAAAATTCTCTAAATGAACTTATATCGCTTGGCGCATCTGATATGATTGGAAAATCTGTACAGACAATATTTGATGCTGCAGCGAGCAGTACCTTTGGTGATGCTGGCGGGAGGATTATATCAGATACTGTATCGTCTGCAATCTCCGGCTTTGCCCGGGGCGGAGTAAAAGGTGCCATAGTCGCAGGTGCGACTGGTTTGATATCTGGAATTGCACAAAATGAAGCGGCTAAAGATGATGCATACAAGAACTGGTACGGCGGTTTGTATGAGACTGCCAGTGCGTCGATAGACGCAAGCCTGCAATCCGGCATTGGCATTGCCGGGACAAGGGAAAGCGACCTGTTATCGTTCACCGCCCTGCTGGGTGGGGACCGCCGCGCTGCCGGTTCGTTCCAGAACGCTCTGATCGGCGTGGGGCGCACGCCCCCATTCAGTTATGACATGGCAGCCGGGTTCGCAAAGGATATGCTGGGACTGGGGCTGACAGAAGATGAAGCCCTGTCGCGAATCAACGCCCTGGGGAACGCCGCCGCGACGCTGGGGCTTTCCGAGACTAATGTGAGCAGCATCGTCAGCCTGCTGGAATCTTCCCAGCTTTCCGGGAAAATAGAGGGCCGTGTGCTTAAATCGCTGTCCAAGCTCGGTATCAACGTATATTCCGCACTGGCAGAGGCGTTTGAGGTGGACGAAAGCGAGGTGGAAGGGCTTTTGTCACAGATGGGTGCGGACAAGGGCGTGGCGGCAATTTACGCCTATATGGGAAAGCTCGTGTCCGATACCACAGGCAGCTACGCCAACACCTACGAGGGCCGCGTATCAGCCGTACAGAGCTATGACGATGATTTCAACAGCCGGATGGGTACGGGGTATGAGACGGAGCGGAAAAAGGGCCTGCTGGACGAACAGCTGTGGAAAAGCGGTGAATTGGGAGCGGAATACGGGAAAGCGATGGAGGCAGTGGGCGCAGGGCGGGCCGCGATGGAAAATCTTGCGTCTAAATACAATGAAGAAGCCCTTGGCGCAGTTATGCTCAACAAAGAGACCACGCTGGACTGGTCGGATGAGGTTCTTGCGGAGCTGGCAGAATTGTCGGTGAAATATCAGGAAGCAAAAGCGGAGTATGAAGCCGGTAATAAAGAAGCCGGCGCGAAGGTTGAAGCGTACCTGGAAGAGGCACAGGCGCTGGCTGAGGCTGAGTACGATTCCTGCGAAGCTGTGCGAACGGTTGCGGACGTGGAAAAAGACTTGATTTCTGCAATCAATGCGAATACATCTGCATTGGGTGGTTGGCGTGCGGAATATATGCAAGAACAGGCTTTGTCAAAAGGCCGGCTTGCATCGGCCTTCGAGGAAGGATCAGTTCTTGGGACGTTTGGGTTTCTTGGTTTATCTCCTGAAAAAATTCCCGGCTTCGCCACGGGATTGGAGCGCGTGCCTTACGACAACTTCCCGGCGCTTCTGCACGAGGGGGAACGGGTGCTGACCGCGGCGGAGGCCCGGAGCTACAACGGCGGTTCGCCGGTGACGGTGACGGGGAACACCTTTGTGGTGCGGCAGGACAGCGACATCGACGCCATCGCGGCGGCAATCTCGGAGAAAATCCGCATGGCGCGGCTGGCGGGGGTGACGTGATGGCGGCGATCCCATTTTCCTTTATCGTGAACGGCAGGGAGGTACGGCTCCCGGTGACCCCCTCCTCATACAGCTGGGGGACGGCCCAGGGCATCAACTCCGTGGACGTGGACGGGCTTGGTTCGGTGAACCTGCCGGGGACACGCCAGGCCCACAGCGACAACATCGCCTGTATGTTCCCCGCCGCCCGGTACCCGTTCTGCGGCCCGGGGGCGGTGACGGAGCCGCGGTATTACATCGACCTGTTTACCCGGCTGGTACGGGAAAAGCAGGTGGTGCGGTACATCGTGGGGGACCGGGTGAACGCCCGGGTGCTCATCGATGAGTTTACGTACCGGGAGCAGGACGGGACCCGGGATGTGTACGCCACCATCTACCTGGCGGAGTACATCCCCCTGGACGCTGTGACCACGCAGACCACGGCGGCGGCCGGGGACACGGAAAATTATGCCCGGGAGGCGGAACCGGAGACGGACACACAGACCTACACGGTGGCGGCGGGGGACTGCCTGAGCGTTATCTGCCGGCGGTTTTACGGGTACGGCACCCCGGCGTATTACAACGCCGTGGCGAAGTACAACGGCATCAAGAACCCGCACCTTATTTACCCGGGGCAGGTACTCACCATCCCGCCCACGGCGCAGCTGGGGGTGACGTGATGGAACTGCGGTTATACCGGGAGAACACGGTGACAGTCATCAACCAGCTTGTGCGGGGGCTGACGTGGTCCGGGGACAAGGCCCAGGCGGCGCGGCAGTTAGCCTTTGATCTGGTGACGAACGCGCCGGGCGTGCCCATGACGGTACGCAACGGCGACCACCTCGAACTGCTGGACGACGCGGGGGCGTGCAGATTTTTCGGCATGGTGGTGCAGGTGCGTCAGCGGACGGACAGCCCCACCGTGTCGGTGACGGCCTATGACCGGGGAATCTATCTGGCGAACAACGACGGGACTTACAAGTTCCGGGGGGTGGACCCGGCGGACGCGGCGGCGGTGGTGTGCCGGGACTATGACATCCCGTACAGCAGGCTGGAACGGGCCGGGGCCGCCGTGACCCGGATATTTGCCGGGGTGAGTTTGTGGCAGATCATCGCCACGCTGTACACCAAGGCGGGGGAGCAGAACGGGAAGCGGTACATGGCCCGGTTTATCGGGCGGGAACTGGAGGTCACGGAGCGGACGGTACAGCCCACGAGCCTGGTCATCCGTCCGGGGAGCAACCTGCTGAACGCGTCCACTACCCGGTCGGTGGTCAATATGCGCAACTCTGTGGCCATCTATGACGGGGACGGGAACCGTCTGCGGGTGGTGGAGGACGGGGACGCGGTGAAGCTGTACGGACTGATGCAGAAGCATGTCACCCAGCGGGATGGAGAGGACGCCGCCGGGGAAGCGCAAAGCATTCTGGACGACAGCGGCGAGGCCCAGACGGTGAGCGTCACGGCCCTGGGGAATATGGCGGTGATGACCGGGGACACGGTAGTGGCGTATCAGCCGGACGCGGGGCTGCGGGGCGTTTTTTGGGTGGACAGCGACACCCATCAATGGAGCAAGGGGCTGTATACGATGCAGCTGACCTTGAACCTGAAAAATATGGCTTATACAGCCAACGCGGGGAGTGATAAGGAATGAGTAATCCATACGCGGAGCTGGCGCGGACCATGCGGGACAGCGCCGGGGAAGCCCGGCCGGCGGGACTGTGCCTGGGGCGGATAACGGCAGTCGGGCAGGGAGTGCTGGAAATCAGGGCAGACAATGGGCTGGAACTGGATGGGGACGACCTGCTGGTGAATGTTATGCTCCGGCACGATACGCCGGAGGCGCAGGCGCATGAGATCACGGCCGGCGGGGTGAGCCTGGGGGTGAACCGGCAGGTGCCGTGTCTGGCAACGGTCGGGCCTTACGATCTGACGGGGATTACGTTGTATGACCTGCCCGGTGAGTTCTCCGGGGCGCTGGGGACACAGACGACGGTCAACCGCCTGCGGGTGGACGACCAGGTGCTGATGGTCCCCATCCATGACGGGCAGAGGTATGTGGTTTTATGTAAGGTGGTGAGCGTATGAGCGGGTTGTTTCCTTTGCTGGATACCCCCCGTACCCCCTCCCCCCAGGGGGTCGGGGAATTGGCGCGGGATGTGCTTTGGGATTTTGAGATGAACCGTCCCGTCTGGCGGGGCGGGAATCCCGTGTGGGTCACGGGCGCGGCGGCGGTGAAGTCCTGGGCCGCCCGGGCGGTGCGTACGGTGCGGCGGGAGAAGGATATTTTTTCTGCCGACTACGGCAGCGATGTGCAGAGCTTGACGGGCAGGCCGTTTTCCGAGGAGGTGCGTCAGAGCGAGGCGACGCGGCTGGTGCGGGAGTGCCTGGGCATCAATCCGCACATTAAGGATGTGCAGCAGATCCGGGTGGAGTTTCAGGGGGCGGAGCTGTCCATCGCGTGTACGATGATGACGGACTATGGGGAGGTGGCGCTGGATGGGCGGTATATTTGAGTTTGACAATGTCACGCCGGAGAGCATCAAGGCGGATGCAAAACGTGAGATCCGCCAGCGGCTGGAGCCCCAGGGCCTGAGCGTGGAGACCCGGGAGGGGTCCTACACGGACATTCTGCTGTCCGCCGGGGCCTATCAGGTGTACAAGGCGTATATGCTGGCCCGGTCGCTCATGGAGCAGGCGGTCCCCGGCCCGGAGGGCGGCGCCGCGCTGGACGCGTTCGCCGCAGTGTTCGGGATTTACCGCACCGACGGTATCCGGGCAATGATGCTGACGGAGTTTTCCGGGCAGGACGGCACGGTGGTCCCACAGGGCACGTGGGTGGTGACGCCGGAGGGCCTGCGGTATGCCACTGTCACCGCTGCGGCGATTTTGGACGGTACGGCCCGGGTCTACGCCCAGGCAGAGCATCCTGGGAGCCGGTACAACGTGGCCGCCGGGACCGCGCTGAGAACGCAGACGGCTATGCCGGGTGTGACCGCCGTGACCTGTATGGGCGCGGCCAGCGGAACGGACGTGGAGAGCGACCGGGCCTTTTATGACCGCATCGTGCTGACCCTGAGTACCCCGTCCAACGGCGGGAACGCCGCCAGCTACAAAAACTGGGCGCTGGAATGTGACGGCGTGGCCTACGCTGTCCCGGTGCCGCTGTGGAACGGGCCGGGGACGGTGAAGGTGATCGTCGCCGGGGCGGGGAAGGTCCCTGTCACGGAGCCGGTACGGGCGGCTGTGGCGGCGCACATCGAGGCCGTGCGCCCGGTGGGTGCGCTGGTGACGGTGACAACGGTGGCGGTGGCGGAAATCTCCGTTTCCGCCGTGGTGGAGCTGGCGGAGGATGCATCTGCGGATGACGTGACAACGGCGTTCTGCGCAGATATGGAAGCGATGCTCGCCGCGATGGAGATCGGCGCTCAGGAGCCGGTACGATACAACCGCGTACTGGCCAAGTTGCTGGAGACCTCCGGCGTGGTGGATTACCGGAGCCTGACGATCAACGGCAGCATTGATAATGTAATGCTCACGCAGGAGCAGGTGCCCAAATTGGGCACCGTGACGATAACAGCGGGGTGAGGTAATGAGTAATCTCAATGACCGGGAGCAGTTGCCGGACTTTCTGCTGGCAGATCCAACTACGGAGGCGATCTCGGAAGCCTTACGGCTTGCCGGCATCCAAGCATTGGACTTGGTGGCATCCGGGAAAGAGCAGTTTTCCCCGGCCACGGCCACCTGGGGGCTACCTTGGTGGGAACGGATTCTCGGTATTATCCCGCCATCCGGTGCCAGCCTGGAGCAGCGCCGCCGGGCAATCCTGGCAAAGTTTATGGGACAATGTATGCCCACAAAGGCCGCGATCGAGGCAATCGGGCGAACCATGACGGGGCATCCGTCCGGCGTGACCGAACATTTTGCAGCGTATATGACGGAACTCTCGTTTTACGGCGACGCTCCGGGATTTTTGCAAATGGATTTTGCCCCGCTATACGACGCTGTAAACGCGATGATCCCGGCGCATTTACTGTTTTACCTGACACCGGTATCTTGGCAGTCCGTGGAGACAATCCCTATGACGATGGAGGCATTTACAGCGGAATTCCCCTCGTGGACAGCTTTGGAAAATTCCAGCCCGATCATCGCACAAACGGTATCAGGGGATGGAGAATTGGTTGTTTCAGTGGACGCGGAACACGTCCCGGCAACTGCATTTGTTGAGGATGTGATACTGACGTTGGCCAAGCTGGGCTTTAGGCTTGTGCCGGACAGTATTGACACATACGATTATACAATTATTTAGGAGGAAAAATCATGGCAAACACGACAAGAAACGCGATCGTACAGGCATTAGTGGAGGGAATCCTGACTGATCTGATGATCAAGACCAATGTGCAGAATGTGTATGTGGACGAAAATACGACGCTGGCGGCCAAACTGGCGGAGATCATCGCCGCGATCAACGAGCGCGCGAAGTCCGCAGATGTGACAGCGGAAATCAGCACGGCGATCAGCAATCTGATTGGCGGCGCACCGGAGACGCTCGACACCCTCAAGGAGCTGGCGGACGCGATTGAGGCTCATAAGGACGTTACCGATGCGATCAATGCGGCCATCGGAAACAAGGCTGATAAGAGTGCCCTGGAAGCACTGCAAACAGCCGTGAACGAAGCCAGTCATACTCATGCGAATAAAACTGTGCTGGACGGGATTACTGCCGATAAGGTGGCTGCCTGGAACGGCAAGGCGAAGGTAACGGTTGGGACATCTCAACCCGCTGACATGGCGGCGGGAGACCTGTTTTTCAAGCTGGTGGATTAAAAATCAGAAAGGGGGCGGCTGAAATGCCAGTCCAAGAGCGTAAGCAGATTACCATGGTCAAGGACGCGGCCGGAAATACGCTGATTTTATACCCTGTAACCAAGGCGGCGTGCGTTGACGGGCTGGAGGAGGCCATACAGGCCGCCCTCAGTTCCGGGAGCGGTGGGCCTATGACCTGGGCAAAACTGGAAGGAGAGTAATCATGTCATCACAAAAAACTACACATCTGAAATTGCATAGATGGATCAAAAGCGATCCTATCAAGATGGCGGAGTTCAACGAGAATTTCCAAAAGCTGGATGAGGCAATTGCCGCCGGCGCCAAAATCGCCACCGGCTCTTACGTGGGAACAGGCACATACGGATCGTCCAACCCGTGCAGTTTAACGTTCGATTTTGTCCCGCAGATTGTTTTTATAACAAGTGCAACTGATTATAATAGCGATTTCTTTTTGCGCGGATCTAATCGATCAACATTTTTAGCGTCAACGAGCGCCACCTCTATCTATTCAAACGTTATAAATTGGGCCGATATGTCTGTAAGCTGGTATACACCAATCAGCGGTAATGCGATGGTCGGAGTTCAACTAAACAAAAAGGGCGAAACATACCATTACATGGCTTTTGGTTGAGTGTGACTAACCGCTCGATTTTCCGCCACGGTTGTTTATGCTATTTGCAGATGGTTGGGATATAGCACCACATCGGCCTGCAAGTGATGGAAAGTCATATGTATTCAATTTGACGATGCTAACAACAACATACAAAATAGCATGGGAGTGGAATGACTATGAGGTCAACATGTCAAAGTCCGAAGACGGAAATAATATAAGTTGGTATTGCACTGATCGCGGAGGTGGTAGTGTATATCAAGCAAACAAGTCCAAGACCACTTATTTTTACCTTGCCATCGGTTGATCCCTACCCAATAGCGATGTATCGAAAAGTTTCACCTTTTCCGTTGCATTGATGGTTACTATAGTTGCCGTAATAAAACAGGGTTTTCCCATCTTGAGATTTTTTCGCGTATAGGGTCCCGCCGCCACCATTAGTGTATAATGGACTATATGTTACGCCCAGGCCGTCTAATGTAAAGATGTAGTCCATATGATTGCTGGATGAATCCACGGTTACGTACATTCGGATGCCCGTTTCTTTAAACATTATAAACAACCGTGGCGGAAAATCGAACGAAAAATCCCCTCACGCACGGCTGGATTCTGTGCCATCGGAGACACCCAAACCGAGAAAAAATGCCCCACCTGTGCAGGAAAAGGCTATCTAAACCGCCACAGTTTTTTCAATCAGTCAAATACTGCGGCAGGAAAACCACGATTAACTGCACATTCTGGACGCAATAAACCGGCTGAGGGTGCTGCGGTCACAGTGGAGCAGACGGGCGATCTGAGATATGCTGGTCCCCTCGTCCAGTAGTACGCGGATGGCATCCTCTTTGCCAGAGAGCTTGACTACTTTGCTTTTGGCACCCTTTGGCCTACCAAGCTGTACCCCGGCGGCGCGGCGCCGCTCCAGCCCCTCTTTGGTACGCTGGGAAATCATCTCGCGCTCGGTGTGCGCTACATAGGATAGGAGCTGCAGTACAATATCGGCAATCAGCGTACCAATCAGGTCTTTGCCGTGCCGGGTGTCCAGCAGGGGCATGTCCAGCACGACGATATCCGCGCGGATTTCTTTGGTGAGGATGCGCCATTGCGCCAGCATCTCATCGTAGTTGCGGCCCAGGCGGTCAATGCTCTTGACATAGAGCGTGTCGCCGGGGGCCAACCGGGAGACCAATTCCCGGTAGCTGGGCCGGGCAAAATCCTTGCCGGACTGCTTATCGATGTAGATGTTGGCGGGATCAATGCCGCAGGCCAATAAGGCCACGAGCTGCCGGTCCTCATGCTGCTTGTCCTTGCTTACCCGTCCATATCCATAATCCATAATATCAACCCTTTCAATTTTAGGAGGAATGTACATGAAGATTATACGCCAAACACCCAATGCTGGGGGAGCCTATCCCCCGATCCAGGAGGGCAATTTCCGCAGTGTGCCGGAGGGCTACGCCCTATGGCCGGACAACCTATCCGCAGAGCTATTTTACGAGCACAATGGCTTTGTGACGCTGACAATCCAAGACGGTGTCGTACAATCCTATGTGCCCAATTTGGACGCATGGGAGAAATGGAAAGCGTCACTGCCGGTGGAAGAACCGGACATTCCGACAGAACCAACGGAAACGGAGCAGTTACGTGCCGACGTAGACTATCTGGCCGTGATGACGGGGGTGACATTATGAATCCTGTGTTTGAACTGGCGAAAAAGTATTACCCTCGTTTGTGGGAGGAAGCGCGCATTAACGCGCTGGTGGCCGCTGGGAAGCTGACGGAGACGGAGGCGGCGGAGGTCATACAGAGAGAAATGGAGGAAGCTCATGATAACGCTTGATATCCCGGGGCTGATCGCCGCATTTTTTGCGGCAATGTGTATCCCCAGCGCGATTACTGGCTTTATCGTCTGGAATTTTGAGCGAAAGATCACCAGGCGGGACAAGGAAAAGGAAGACCGGGAGGAGGCGCGGCGGCAGACCATGATCCCGCATGAGCAGGCCCGGGAGGCTTTTGAGCTGATGATCGTGGAGGGGACAAGCGCCGCGATCGCTCTGGGAGAGGCAACGGCCCGGGCGGTACAGCGTATCCCGGACGCGCACTGTAACGGAGATATGCACTCGGCACTGGAATACGCTACGGAGATCAAGCGCCGGCAAAAGCGGTTTCTTTCGGAGCAGGGCATCAGGGCGCTTGTTGAGGCACCGGAATGAAAGGCGTAACAAAGGCGCTGTTCGTGGCCAGTGTGGCGGCGGCAATTTTTTGGGTG